CACAAGTTGACAATTTGCGTACGTTAGCAAGAAAAATTGACAAAAAACTTGTTCCCCGAGAGGGGCGTACATTTATACTTTTGCAAAAAAGTTTTATTATGGGCCCCTCAATCGAGCCAAGGGAGTAAGGCGTAATTTAAGCCTGATGAAAAAGGTGACCTCCTTCTTGTTTTAATTAAAATTAAAATAAAGCATATAATCATCATTTATGTTTCTAAAATTTTAAAACAAATTAATATATTTTTGTATACTAATTAGGTACAAGAATTGAATGTAAAAGTGGAGGTCCAGAGAGATAAGACATTTCAAAGTCAGGAGCAGCATTTCTAAAAAGAATTAGTTCTGTAAGTTGAGCACCAGGAATAATCAAAGTTTGAGTATCAGGGTGTGTAAAGTCTTCAACACTCTTTGCAATTGTTATAGTATTCTGGGGATTGATACTATAACAAAAGGTGGAGGAGTAGAAAGGAACAGCGAATTCGCCAAATCCTTCTACAGCAGTATTTATAGATTGTTGCATAAGATTAGATGAAAAGATTCTATCATTAGTATTTAATGTAGAACCTTGAGTAACCAAACTGTCAAATACTTGATTTTCAATTTGATCAATATCATTACTTGGATCTATAGCAACACGATAAGGGCCACCAGTTGTCTGTAATCTAAAATTAACAGTACCTCTGGCGAAAGTGAAAAAAGCTGCAAAATATGATAAATTATCATGTCCAGCTAATTTTTGAATTGGATTAAGAGGTGGGGGACCACGATCTAAAACTCCAATGGCATGAGGAAACAGATGAAAAACACCTGTGGTTTCTGCAGGTATAGTTTGAAAAAGAGTAGATCTACCAATCATTTGGTGTACATTATCCATAGCATTACCAATACAATATTTAGATATAGTATTGCAAATAAGAGGATTAACCAATTTATTGTCAGCAATACCAACTCTTTCCATATCTTGCTCAGCATCCATTCCCATTTGATAATGAAGAGATGGATTAAGAACAGTAGTATAAATAATATTCATCTGTCCATTGAGACCTTGACCTGAAGGAACTATAGTCATAGTTGGAATTTCAGTTCCTTGATAATAGACTTCAAAAGTAACACCAGTGTAATCAGATACACAAAGTTCTCCTTCCATTACATTACCAGTAATAGTCATAAATAGAGGAAAAGGATCTGATGGATAAGAGAAAGCATTAATTATAATTTTCTGTTGACCAATATATGGTGATGCTGTGACAAAAGTTTGTCCAACAACTAAACCTAATGTTTCTGTGAAGATAGGTCCTGGATTAGGTTCTATTCCTTCAACAGTAAGGTCTTTCTTATACAATAAATTTGTATAAATTTTATAAGCAATATCAATTGTTCCTAAAACTGCAACTTCTGCAAGTAAAACAGCAGGGAAAAATTGATACCAAGGCATAGTACTAAGTACCCATGCACCACTAAGAAGACCTCTATACATTTGTGTTTCAAACATATCATGTGCCATTTCTACGTGAGGTTTAACAACACGAAGTTTTAAATCAGCAGAAGATGGAGATGCCATTTGGAAATGCATTTCATCAGTATCATCTTCAATGACACGTGGTCTAGTTCTTGGAGGCATGATGGTTCCGCCTAAACTACCATTGTCCGGTACAGAATCGATAGGATTGACTGGTTCTGGAGTAGGTGGTGGGGGTCTTGGAATTGCAGCTGGCCTTGGAGTTGGGTCAAATGGAAAGTACTTCATTGAAGTTGGTTCAGCAAACTGAAGGTCTGGAGCACCAAATCTTTCAACAATAATTTCAATAGAATCCTTAACAGATTCAGGATGTACCATTTGATTTTCAATATCAACGCCAATTAATCCTAAAGAATAATCACCTTTAACAACATTCAACATATTAAATGGATGAATGTAAGGAACTTCAAATGTAAAACTATTTTCAACTTCAAGATCAACAATTTTAGAATAAACTGTATTTCTATTTAGTCCAGCAACATTTTCACTTCCTGCTGAGAACCATACCCTAAGCCTAAGTGAGTGAAAACGAGTTTTCACTGCACGGAATCTATAAATAATTCCTCCTTTCCATTTCTTAAAAAGAGCGGAAATGCCAAATATATAATCAGCAGACAAAGCACCATTCAAAATATTATTAATATTAGGTGGAATTGCAGGAGCAACATCTTTATACCATTTATTAGTTCCAGGTAGATCTTCTGAACTAACTGTAAAGAAATCATAATATGTAGGTATAGAAAGCATGGTACTAAAAGCCATTTCATTCTTAGATGCTTCACCAGTATTAACAGGAATTAAAGAATTTTGAGAATGTGTTGACAACATATGAGTCAAATTATTATCATTTGAAGTAGCCATTTTAGGCAATGCTTTTTGTTTAAAACAACCAGCATCAGTATTCATTTGAAAAGAAAATGAACCATCGTCAATACGAGCTAATATATTTTCAATTTGATTCTTTGCATTTGCAAGTTTTTCACGATTAGGCTTATGATTTAGTTGATTCAAAGAATCAGTAACTAAAGGCATTTGACTAAATACAGCAGGAGTTTCAGCAGTTGGGAATTCAAGATCAACATCAGTAAATCTAGCATACACACTAACTGAAACTTTACCACCAGTGGCAACATCAAACAAAGGACTATAAATTGAAATATAAAAATCTCCAATAGTTCCAGCACCTGTAATAAGATTGTAAAATACAAAAGGTGACATATAAGGAACTTTAAGAGATGCACGAGTAGTATCCATAAGATCAAGATTAACTCTAGGAGAACCTGTTCTTGAAACTAAACCTTCAAGGTTAGCATCGTGCATAGCTGCTTTGGCTAAATTATATTTGGCATTTGGTAAATAACTAATAAGTAAATTACCTTGTTGAAACTTTTGATTATTAACTAGTACAATTAATTCTACACCAGCTCTAAGACCATAAAAATTTGTAATTTTTTCTTTAATAGGAATTTGAGATAGTAGAGTATCAGGAAAACGATATGTTTTTATAACTTCTCCTCTTTGTTGTAGTAGGGTCCAATCAAAATTTTCTATAAGATACAATCTATTAAGGAAATCTGGAATTCTGCGAGTTTTATTTTCAGCAGTAGTTTCCTTAATTAGAGTTGGATCAGTGAACGTATTATTATCAGGGGCAAAAGCCACATCATTTGATCCTTCATCTTGAAGGGTAAGAATTTGCATCTTTTCTTCGTTCTGAGAAAAGACTTCTTGATTTGTTGGGTCATTATTTAAACTAGCAAGTCAATTTCTTAGACCAAATGACGACTTAATCATAATGGTCGCACCTAGTTTTCCTGGATTTTAAAGGGCTGCTCAAGGACATCCTGGAAAGTAATGTTAAATAACACGCCTAATATTTAAATAGCAGTGGTTGAAAATTTTAGACTAGGGATTTTCCTTTTCAACCAAGATCACATTTAAACTAATAACCTATGTTTAATGCGAAGGTCACGCATAGTTTCGGTAGGAAGTCCAGAATTATTAATATCAAGATAATTATCCATTAATTTATTTCTAATATGATGAATATATTTATCTTTAAAATTATCTGTAACTAAATGAACAATTTTATGAGTAAAATCAACAAATATATATCCTTCATCCCTACCTGTGCATCTTCTGATAGATTTTCTTGACATTTTCTTATCATTAATTAATTTCTTAGTGAAATCATTATGAGAAAATTTAGTGTCAACAATATGTAATTCATATACATTATCAGAGCCAGATTCAAATGCAATATCTGGAATGTTCAGAACATCAGTTTGGTATTCTTCATAAGTTCTGAACCGATAAGGAATATCTAATTCTACACATTTATTCTTAAATAATTTAGAATAATGCAAGAAAACATCCTTATCATGGAGACATAATTCACGCATACAAACATCAATATTTGCAATTTGAATTTCATCTCTTAAGAGTCCTTTCTTTGTCCATTGTGGAATTTCTAAAATAACAGTAATATCTAATGGTGCAATATGTCTATTAACTACATCATTTTGAATAAATTTTCTTTTAAGATAACCACATTCTGAAAGATCTTTAACATTAACAAATTGAGAACTCTTACTTTCATCAGTATATTCATGTCCAATAATTAAAAAATATTTAGAAATATTATTCATATTGAACCATGAAACAATAGAATGATGAATGCCAATAAGATTATCATCACCATAAGCAACCATAGAAACAACTTTTTCAAAAGCAGCCATAGAAGCCATTTCAGGACAAAAATCTCTAGCAATCAACAAATAAACCATACGTACAACAATACTATTATAAATAGAATTGAGTACAGCAGTTAAGGGACATCCAGATGGTTGAGAATGAGTACATTGATAAATCACAGAATGATTAATATGAATAGCATTCACAATATTCAACCACAAACCACGTCTAATAGCAGCATTTTCTTCACCATCATCATACCATTCATTAATCATATCAAGAATATACCATAAAATTTGTGAAGAAAGTGAACCATCGTAATTTGAGAAATCACCAGCACCTACACTAGAACCATCAGGTCCTTGTGCTCTAGCCAAAATTTTTCTAGCAATAACGTCCCAATCATTACTAAAAACATTTGTACCAGTAGAAATCTCATTAAAATTTCTGTTATGCATTAAGAAAGCAGCAAATCCAAGAAAATACATACGAAAAGCTAAAGTAAAATGAACAGGTCCAGCACAGAAAACACGAGTTTTTCCTTCTTTAACCTTTTCAATAGATCTACGCTCCATTTTAAGAGTATCAGTCCAATAAACACCAGTCTGAATACCTTTGGAAGCATTATCAATTAACTTTTCAACATCTTCTTTAACCTGTTTTGCTTGTTCAGTATTAAATGTCCATTCATCATGTCCAAATGCTGCTTTCTTACCTTCTGGATGATCAAACATAACAGTATAAGGAAATCCCATAGAAGTTTTTCTATTAATTGGAGCTAAAAATTCATCATCTTCATTTCCTTTAACAGCTTCTTCATATGAGAGAATTCTTGCAAATTTGGTTTTATCTTTACCACTTGGATTTGTATTAAGATTATTAGCTACATCATTTCCACAAACTTCAATAAGTTTAGGATCTAAGAGAGGAGTATATTTACCAAATTTGCGTAATCCTTTTTCCATAGGATCAATATCTCCTAACTTTCCAAGTAAAGTAGGCAATGTTGTGTGTTCAGATACCTGATCGAATAAGTCTGATTCAATAATTTTAGTTTTAGAAGAACCAATAACTTTCATACCATCTTTAAGATGACCATGAACCATCAGACCATCACGAACAGGTACTGAACCAGCCATATCATCTTCAGCATCAATTTC